GGGTGGAACTGGATTAACTTCATATACCATTGGTGATATTATTTATGCTTCTGGATCAACTACCTTGGCAAAACTGGCTGGGTTAGCCACAGGCAATGCCCTAATATCTGGTGGAGTAGGAACAGCGCCATCATGGGGAAAGATTGGTCTTACTACTCATGTTTCAGGAACTCTTGCCGTTGCTAATGGTGGAACTGGAGTAACAACATCAACAGGAACAACAAACGTCGTGCTCTCTGACTCACCAACACTTACTGGAACTCCTCTTGCCCCAACTGCTTCAGTAGATACTAATACAACTCAAATTGCTACAACAGCATTTGTTATTGGTCAAGGGTATCTAAAGTCATCAACAGCATCGTCAACCTATGCACCAATATCAAATCCAACTTTCACAGGAACAGTTTCATCAAATGGAACATTGATTAAGATGAATGCAGATGCGACTTCTGGATCTGATGATGTTTACTTTACTGTAGAAAGAGGCTCTGACCCAGATGTTTCTCTGAGATGGAATGAGTCAACCGATGCTTGGGAATTTACTAATGATGGAACTACTTATCAAGGTATAGGATCAGGATCTGGCGGCGGCGGGGTAGATCTAGAAGCAGTTCTTATGTTCGCTGGTATGTAACAAAAATGTTATAAAAAAATATTAGACAAGCACCAATACTTGTTACTGTTAAGAATAGACACCACAAGATATCGCTGCTATACTATTCATTATTCAAATTTTATAGGACGGTGTTTATATGTCATTCATTGACGAAAATGGATCAATTTCAGATCCATATAGAAACTTTATTCACGTTAGTAGATACTCCCGATGGCTGGAAGAAAAGGGAAGAAGGGAGACTTGGGTAGAAACAGTAGATCGCTACATGGACTTTATGAAGAATCATCTTGTTAAGAACTATAACTATGATGAGAATGATATTAAGTTTGCACAAGTTCGTGATGCCATTCTTAACCACAGAGTTATGCCATCTATGCGTGCCATGATGACCGCAGGACCAGCATTGGAGCGCGATAATATCGCTGCATACAATTGCTCTTTTATTGCGGTAGATAGCCTTAGGGCCTTTGATGAGGCTATGTATATCCTCATGAATGGAACTGGTGTTGGATTCTCTGTTGAGCAGAAATATGTTGCCAGCCTTCCAGTTATTGCAGAGGAATTCTACCCAACAAACACAACAATTATTGTTGAGGATTCAAAGTTGGGATGGGCAAAGGCATTTAAGGAATTGATCGGTTTGCTCACAACTGGTCAGATTCCAGAATGGGATATGTCCCGTGTCCGTCCAGCAGGAGCACGACTTAAGACCTTTGGTGGTCGTGCATCTGGACCTGAGCCACTTCACGACCTTTTTAACTTTACTGTTGAGACATTCAAGATTGCTAAGGGCCGTAGACTTAAGCCAATTGAGGCTCATGATCTTATGTGTAAGATTGGTGAGGTAGTTGTTGTTGGAGGCGTTCGCCGTTCTGCTCTTATTTCACTTTCTAATTTAGATGATTTTGAAATGGCTAAGGCTAAGAGTGGTCAGTGGTGGGAGCAGGAGCCACAGCGTGCCCTCGCTAATAACTCAGCGGTATACAATGCAAAGCCAAACGTTGCACAGTTCCTTCGTGAATGGAGAAACCTTTATGAGTCAAAGTCAGGAGAGCGTGGGATCTATAACATGGATTCCGTTAGAAAGCATATTGACAAGTTCGGAAGGCGTGACTCTTCAAAGGTTGCAGGAACTAATCCATGTGGTGAGATCCTTCTCCGTCCCAATCAGTTTTGTAATCTAACAGAGGTTGTTATTGAAGCATCAGACACTGTTCAAGACCTCTTTGAAAAAGTTAGAATTGCAACGATTCTAGGAACATGGCAGTCAACACTGTCAAACTTTAAGTACATTCGTAAGTCTTGGAAGGATAACACAGAAGAAGAACGACTCCTTGGTGTTTCCCTAACAGGAATCTTTGGAAATAAGTTGACAGGAACAGTTCACAAGGATCTAGGAGCAATGCTTGATGAAATGCGTGGCGTTGCTGTTTCTGTAAATATGGAGGAAGCAGATACCCTTGGAATTGAGCATTCTGCTGCTATTACAACAGTAAAGCCATCTGGAACAGTTTCTCAGTTAACAGGAGTTTCTTCTGGCATTCATCCATGGTATTCAAAGCACTATATTCGTACTGTTCGTGCAGACAATAAAGATCCTTTAACACAATTCCTAAAGGACTTTGGTGTTCCAAACGAACCAGATGTAATGAAACCAGATGCTACAACAGTTTTCTCATTTCCAATTGCAGCACCAAAGAATGCTGTTGTAACAGAAGATCTTTCTGCAATTGATCATCTTGAAGTATGGAAGATTTATCGCACACATTGGACAGAGCATAATCCATCTGTAACAATCAATGTTAAAGAAGACGAGTGGGTTGATGTTGCTTCTTGGGTATATAAGAATTTTGATCATATTGGAGGAGTTTCCTTCCTTCCAGCATCAGAGCATACCTACAAGCAAGCACCATATCAAGAGATAACTGAAGAAGAGTATAATAAAGTAGTGGCCTCCATGCCTAAGAGAATCCCTTGGGAGTCTCTACCTCTTTATGAATTAGAGGATACAACGACAGGGAGCCAAGAACTGGCTTGCACCTCCGCTAGTGGATGCGAAACTGTTGATTTAGTTTCTGCATAGCAATAGGTCGCAAATGGCAGGCGGGATAGGATGTATGAGTCCTATCCCGCTTTGCTATAATTGATTAGGAGAACAAATGACTGCTGTTTCTAATCTTTATGCTGCCAAACTATATTCAGAACATCCTATCGCTATTTGGCCATTAGATGATGACGCTTCTTATATTTCCCTTATAACAGATACTCAGAGAAGATTTGAATCAGATTCTCCATATGCAGGGTGGACAATAACTAACGGAACAGCAAATGACTCTATAACCCTTCCAGATATAGGATCTCCATTTAATAGCGATATTTATGCGGGCATAGAGGGAGATATTCCAGTATTAGATGGAACAGTAATAGAGGCTCTTAGCCCAGACCTATTTCTTTTTAGTGATTGCAACGAAGATCTAGAAACATTTTGCATAAGCATGTATGTTTATCAAAATTCAAACTATATCTCAGAATATGAGATAGGGTATGAGTATTATGACAATGATGTATCATCTTGGATACAAGTAACAACAACTTTTGATGCTCTTCCAAGAGAAGGATGGATACATCTTCAAGACACCTTTAGAATTCAGGAATTCGACGCTGACTACTGTCACATTATATTTAGAGCAATTGCTAATACTGGCGGCATATCAGAAGACTACGAACTAATACTCAATGGCATAACAGTTGGACAGTGGTCAGAAGCATTTACATCAGTAAGTTTAGGATCTAATCCACAAGCAGCGCCTTCTCCTTACACAACATTTGATGCCCTACCAGCGGATCAATATGGCTTGCTTGCTGATAATGCATATTACATGATTGAAGACGGAAACTTATTAGCAAAGAATACTGGAATACCCATGATATTTGGATCAGAAAATGTTACTCGTCTTTATCCAACATCTGATGGAAGCCCTTCTCTTATTGTTCCAAACAAAAATATGTTTACTGAGTATGGAAGATTTCAAAATTTTACTTTTGAGTCTTGGTTAAGAATTAGACCAGTTACAAAAGAATCAAGAAAAATAATTGGGCCAGTAGATACTAATGATGGAATTTATGTAACAGAAGGATTTATTAGTTTAGTAATAAATAATAGATTTATATCTCATAATATTTCAGAATGGTATAGACCAATAATTCTTCACGTTGTAATGAAAGACGACAGCATTTCAATGATTATTAATGGAGAACAAGTTGGACAACTTAACTTTGATAGAAGAAGCCTAGTTTTTTCTGAAAGCGAATGGTTTGGCTTCTACACATATAATGATTTTGATATTTTTGAGATTGACTGTGTATCTATTTTTCCATATCCAGTTCCAGTTGAGATAGCAAGAAAAAGATTTGTATGGGGGCAAGGAACAGATCCAGTTGAACTTATCAATGACTCATTTGATGGAGAAGAAGCAGTAATTCAATTCTCAAATGCAAGATATAATGCAAACAGAGTTTACCCAGATAAAGAAAGGTGGGATGCAGGATATTATAATAATTTAATTGCAAACACTAATTCTTTATCTGTTCCACAGTATTCTTTACCTAATATAAACCTAGGAAATAGAGATATATCTGAATGGTATTCGGATAATAAAGATTTAAATGATCTATTGTACCCATCTGGCAACCATCCATTATTCTTTTCATTTAGGCCAAACATAGAAGATGGTGTCTGGGAACCAGTAGATGGAACAAACTGGACAGAACAGTCATATTTAAATTTTTCAACATTATCCTTTTTATCATCACCAATTAGTGCAATTTATGGGATCTTTGAGGTAGAGGAAGAAATACTTTCAGATAGACCACTAATAAAAATAGTAAACTCTATTTCTGGAAAGTCATTTGATATATCTATAAATGGATATGACGTTACATATAATTTTGATGGAGAAGAATTAACTGGAACAGGGTTTTCTTCTGGCACATCCCACTTCGTTGTTGGATTCCATATTCCAAGCCTATCTAACGCTTTCAACTTTGAACTTTCATCATTCTTTGGATCTCCAGAATTTTTGCAGGTGTTTATTGGCGGAGATGAATCATCAACGTTTGAAGGTAAAATATACAGGATAGGATTTGCAGATCAATCAAACTATAACGAAATTTCTCAGCACTTTGATTCAGATACAGGGATAGTTGCGTATGATGACAGCGCCTTATTAGAAGAACACTATGCCTCATATACTCTTTCTCCATTTTTTAGATACAATGCATTTTTCTTGGACATATCTGTTTCTGCTCAGTGGGAAGAGTATTTTCCACTATCTTCTTTTGCCTCCTACATAACAAAAAGAGATGGAAGCACAGCCTATGATATTGACTATCTTCAATTTAATTTCGGATACCCATCTTTAATAGAGATTGTTGAAACAATTGTTGATAATCCAGACTGGATATATCAAGAACTTTTTGATGAATACAATGGTCCAATTCAAAAAAGTTACGAAATTCTTGATAATGCAATTTTAACAGGGTACGCAGATTATGCAGCATTGGCATCAAATAGCATTACTGAATACCAAATTGATACTAGTGGGTCTTCTCTTGATGCATATGTAACATTCCAGTTGCTAGCAGAAGGTGCTGACGAACCTTTATCAAGTTTTATCAATACAAAAAATCTTACAGATTCTTATACCATTTATGCAGAAGAAGAAAACACAAATTTAGATCCATACAAAGCATATAAAACAAAGTTTAGGATAGTTGACGGAACTGTTATATATCCACCAAAAACAATTAACTTTGAAAGTGTCGCTATTGTTGTGCATTTTGATATTAATCAGGACGGAATAATTAGCAATCCGCTTAAGATAAAGGATATGCAGATAACTTCTAGATCACTGAATGATAATGGACTAACCCCCATTGGCACTAAAACAGGAACAAATATTTATCCATATGTAAGGTCTGGAATATATTATAGTGGTAAATCTAAGAATCCAATTTTAATAGGAAAAGACAACTTGCCATATTTATACCTGACAGAGAAAACAGGCATAAGAGTTTTAGAGGATAGCGCAGATAAAGAGTATGGCATTATTGTTCCTATAAATGAACAAAAAAGCGTTAACTATTCCTTGGGTGCCGTTCAGTTGTTCATGAAATACAGCATTTTACATCCTGTACCTACTACTCAAGTAATATTTACATTAACTCATCAAGATGGTGTAATAGAGTTTACTTTAACCCCAGATGAAACTGCACAAAGATTTTATGTAGGAGCAAGAGATCAGTTAACAAAAAATACTTATTCTAATTTAATAATTTATCAAAATGGTATACAAGTTGATACCCCATACATACTAGAAAATGAATGGAATTCTTTAGCAGTATCCTTTAACACACCGCTAGATTTCTCTGGTTATGCTGGTTCAATAAACCTACTTTATGGATGTAATTTTGATAAGATTTCTTTCTTTAAGTCAACTGGACTCAATGAGTTTAGTGTAATTATTCCAAGAAACTGGTCTGATGTTCTCTATAATGATCAAGCAGAAGATCCATTAAATATTGTCGATTGGCAAGAATGGTATGATGAAAATGGTGTCTTAAGCATACCCAATGAATGGAAAGACGTTTATGTTTTAGAGGAAACAATTCAATTCTCTATAACTCCATCAGACATATACTCTGCTTATTGTGGAACAAATATTATTACATCAGATGACAATACTGGAGTATCAATAGAAGAAGATGACTTTACTATGTTTGCAGACCAAACATGGCTAAAGGTTGTGCAAAAACCAGTCTAATCTGCTATAATTTAACCATGAGCAACAAGAAAAAAGCCCAAATTGGTCAATCAAAAGCCACAATCATCCACAAAGACTACGAGTGGGGACTATATTTTTGGAAACTTCCCAGCGGCCACCTGTTTCATGACGGCCAAGGAAATCTTTTAAATATTCCATCTATGAAGAACGACCTCGCCAAGATTGCAGAACTTAGAAAGGCTGCTGCTCATTACGGACAGCCAGAAGGAACACCGTGGTTTTATCCTGGAATTAAAAGAGCATCTGATGAAACCTATTCTGAACAGGTAGAGAGAATGAAGAGCGGTCTTATTCCGAACCTTAACGATATGGGTGCGGTATATGATGCACAGAGAACTCTTAGGACATATGGAGACGAGGGCTAATGGAAAGACAAGAAATCGTCATTAGGTATTCTGATGAAATTGAAAATACAAATGTTTTTTCCGAACAAGACCCATTTAGTAAGTCTTGGGATGACCTAAAAGATCTAAAGGGAATTAATACTAACTTTAAGAGAAGAACAACAAGAACAGAAAATAAAATTGATAAGGCTATATCAAATATTCCTACAAATAGGTACGGAGAGGTAACAGGAGCATATGCAGAAACCGCAGGAGTCCGTGCCTCTGGCATAGATGGAGTCAAGTCAAAGCAAATAAATCCAGGCGAAGTATTTAGAAATGGATATGGTGTCTTTGACGTTATCACTCCTCCATATAATCTTTATGAACTTGCAAACTTTTATGATACTAATTTTGCCAACCATGCAGCAATTGACGCCAAAGTAGCAAATACAGTTGGACTCGGCTATCGGTTTGAGACTACTCAGGACACACTTATGCGTATGGAAAATATGGAAAATGAAAGCGCCATGCAGAAAGCCCGTCGCAGAATAGAAAGACTTAAGGGCGAGGCGGTAGAGTGGCTAGAAAGCCTAAATGATGATGATAGTTTTCTCACTACCATGGAGAAGATAGACCTAGATCTTGAATCAACTGGAAATGCATATCTTGAGGTTGGTCGTACTGTAACAGGAGAGATTGGTTATGTTGGCCATATTCCATCAACAACAATGAGGGTAAGAAGAATTCGTGATGGATTTACTCAGATTGTTGGAGGAAGGGTTATTTATTTTAGAAATTTTGGAGCAACTAATCCAAATCCTATTACTGATGATCCACGACCAAATGAGGTAATTCACTTCAAGGCTTACTCACCACTAAATACTTTTTATGGTGTTCCAGATATTCTTTCTGCCTACCTCTCACTTAAGGGTGATCAGTTGGCATCACAGTTTAACATTGACTATTTTGAAAACAAGGCTGTTCCAAGATATATTGTTGTGGTTAAGGGTGCCAGACTTGATTCAGAATCAGAAGATAGACTTTTTAGATTCCTTCAGACAGGATTAAAAGGACAAAACCATAGAACTCTTTATGTGCCCCTCCCACCAGATCAAGAAGGAAACAAGATTGAGTTCCAAATGATGCCAATTGAGGCCAATGTTCAGGAGGCCTCTTTCGATAAGTATCATCAAAAGAATCGTGATGATATTCTAATGGCACACCAAGTTCCACTTTCTAAACTAGGCGGTGTAGACACTGGTGGCCTTGCTGCTGCCTTGGCACAAGACCGAACATTTAAAGAGCAGGTAACTCGTCCTGCCCAAAGATATATTGAGAAAATGGTTAACAAAATAATAAAGACTAAGACAGACATAATTGAGTTAAAGTTTAATGAATTAACTTTAACTGATGAAATATCTCAGTCTCAGATTATTGAAAGATACATTAAGACTCAAGTTATTACTCCAAATGAAGCAAGAGAGCAACTTGGCCTTCCTCATCGTCCAGATGGAGATACACCATTTGTCATGTCTCCCCGTCAAGCAACAGACGCTAGAGCAAATACGGCAGGGAATAGGCAAAGAGATGCAGAAAGAATGAATAATAACTCTGATAGCACTGCAACAACTACAGGAAGAAACCCTCAGGGCGAGGGAAGAAGAACACAGTAGCAAATTAGTGCTATAATAACATTTCTATAAAATTGTTGGTATAATAGGATCAGTATGAATATTTCTAAAGCACATTGGGAATCTGAAGGAAATAATTTACGTCTCTCAATGCCTATTGCAAAGGTAGACGTTGAGCGTAGAGTTGTTTCTGGATTTGCTACTCTAGACAATATAGATCGCCAAGGCGACATTGTTCCATCTGAGGCAAGCATGAAGGCTTTTGATAAGTTTCGTGGAAATATTCGTGAAATGCACGATGATAAGAAAGCGGTGGGCAAACTAGTTTCTTTCAAGGAAGACTCCTTCTATGATCAAGAAACTGGAAAAATATATAAAGGCGTCTTTGTTTCTGCTTATGTAAGCAAGGGTGCTCAAGATACTTGGGAAAAAGTTCTTGATGGAACACTCACAGGCTTTTCAATAGGCGGCAGCGTAAAGGATTATGAGGATACATACAACGAAGACATGGATAAGTCAGTAAGAATAATTAAGGAATACGACCTATTTGAACTTTCTCTTGTTGATAATCCTGCTAATCAGTATGCAAATGTTATTTCTATTGAGAAGGGTCATACTGGAGGGTATCTTTCCAAGGCTCTCATTGAGAACGTATTCTGGTGCAGCGAGGACGATATTGTCCAACTATCTGCTGGTAGCACATCAGACTGCCCAAGATGCGATAAGAGTATGAACAATATTGGTTTCGTTGAAACTAATGACGCACAAAAGGCAGATGTAGTAAAGTCTATTCTTTCTACTGTCAAAAATGATGCAAAGGAGGTAAGCAAGATGGATAATGAAACAATTGAAACAGCCTCCACAGAAGAAGCAGCAGAAACTGTTGTAGAAGAAACTGTAGAAAAGGCTGTTGATGCAGAGACTGCTGAAGTTGAAAAGGTCACCATTGAAGTTGAAACAGAAGAAGAGGCTGCAATGGCCGATGAGACTGAAGAAGAATCCATGGATGAAGAGGATGATGACATGGAGGATAAGGCAATGGGCGCTGGTGGCAAGGGATATGATGATGAACTTAAGCCAACAAAGTCTCTTGTTGATGAAATGCAGTCAACATTCAACATGCTTGCTGACACCATTAAGGCTCTTAATGAGAAGGTAGAAGAACTCAACAAGACGGTTTCTGGTGTAAAGCAGGAAGTTGATTCAGTAAAGAATGATTTTGGAAAGCGTGTAGATGCTGTGGAAAAGGATACCGCTTTCCGTAAGTCTGGCGATCTAGGCGAGGTCGTTCAGGAGCCAATTTTCGAAAAGGCTCAAAGATCACTATGGGGCGGTCGTTTCCTCACAAAGTCCGACCTATTCGCATAACAAATAAAGAAAATACGGAGGTGAAATACAATGTCAGAAGAAATCTTGAAGAACCAGCCAAGTGAGTCAGGTGAGTATGGAGATCCTAACCCAGGTCTATATCAGGGTCAGGGCGCATTCGCTGCTGGCGGCATTGGTGGTGTAAGTGATCCATCTGCTGGTGTATTGGGAAATATCCCAACAGCAGAGTATGGTGATACTACAGGCCCAAACGCCGTTAACCCAACAGGTGTTGCTTCAGGTCTACTCAATCCTGAGCAGGCTCGTCGCTTCATCGACTACGTTTGGGACGCAACAGTTCTCGCTAACGACGGTCGTCGTGTAACCATGCGTGCAAACACCATGGAAATCGAAAAGGTCAACGTTGGAGAGCGCGTTATTCGTGCTGCTGCACAGGCTCTTGGTGAGTACACCAACGCTGGTGCAACTTTCACAAAGGTTGAACTAACAACCAAGAAGATTCGTTTGGACTGGGAAGTTTCAACAGAGGCATTGGAAGATAACATCGAAGGTGGTGCTCTTGAGGATCATCTCGTTCGTTTGATGACAAATGCTTTTGCAAACGATATCGAAGATTTGGCAATCAATGGTGATGGAGGCGCTGATCCATTCCTCGGAATCATGAATGGTTTCGTAAATCAGGTAACAACCAGTGGCGATGCCCACGAAGCAGTTGTAACTGTTACAAACAATGAGTGGACTCCAGAGGTAATGCAGCAGATCATCTACGCATTGCCACGCAAGTATCGTGCCCTTAAGAGTGGACTCAAGTTCTACGCAGGTACAGACACATTCGCAGGAATCGTTGCTAGCAACGGTACACTTGCTGATGCCGTCTACACCTACGGAGCACGCGATGTCTACCTCTCTGGTGCAGACCAGACAATGGGCAACGCTCGCGTAACTCGCGTTCTTGGTGTTCCAGTTCTAGAAGTTCCTTACTACCCTGCTGATTATGTCGATTTGACATTCCCACAGAACCGTGTATGGGGCTTCCAGCGCGACATCACAGTCAACCGTGAGTACAAGCCAAAGAAGGACACAATTGAATACACAGTATTCGTTCGCTTTGGCCTCACATGGGAAGAACTAGACGCAGTAGCATTCGCTGATGCCGCATCTGATCCTTCATCCTGATAATTAAATACAGTGTTTGTTGGGGAGTAGGTTTCGTGCCTACTCCCCACAAGCATATTCTGATATAATTGCAATGAGGAAAGGTATAAATATGTCAGATTTTTCAAAAATGACCGTTGCTAAACTTAAGGAATATGCCGAAGAAAATGGCATTGATCTAGGTTCTGCAAAGACCAAGACAGCAATGATTTCTGTGCTTACAGATACTAGTTCAAACATATCTTTAGCAGAGCAACCATCAGAAAATGTTATCGGATCAAATAAGATTGTTACAGAGAAGAGAACTCCTGTATCGAATACAAGGCCAAATGAAGATGGAGTTATGACTGTAGGTTCAGCGGATAATTTTAAGAACAAAGAGTTTAAAGTAGATACTGAAACACCAGTTGGAAAGTTGGCTGTATATTCTGAAAAGAATATGAACTGGGTTGGTGTTGGAGTAGTTAAAAAAGGATATAATATCGTCACAAAGGAGGCAGCCGACAAATGGCTTACCCGCAAGGGTATTCGTGAGGCTACAGCAGAAGAAGTAGCAAGCCATTACGGTTTGTAAAACATGAATATACTTAGGCAGACCCCATTTCCATTGGAAGTATCATATAGTGATTTAACCCCAAACACTGACTATGCGTTAGAAATATATGACGATCACACTGAGTTACAACTTTCTGTAACAGTTACTTCTGATGGAAGTGGGGTTATCTCTTACGAATTGCCAACAGTATTTGAGAAATACGACGAGACATATTCACTATATATCTACAACCTAGACGTTAATGATGAGCCAGAGGAGACAGTTGTTATAGATAACTTGTATATCTATAGACCATATGTTAATCCACTGACGCTGGCCGATCTTGATTGTGACGAAGAAGAATACACAAATTTAGAAAGAACTGCAAGACAAATTATTGACACTCTTGTCGGTGGATTTTATTATACAAGGGGAGAGATTGAGGCTTCTGGTCTAGGAGCAGACTATCTTCCATTGTCAAAGAGAGCAAACAAGATTAATGCAGTATATGAAAATAATGTCAAGGTTTACGATAGAATTGATCCTATAGATGGTCAATATACTTATGTTCTATCTCCAGATAAAACTGCTATGACAATTCAGGTGAACGGAGAATATAACAGGCTTCAGTCAAAGCAAGTAAGGCTTCCCTTGGCCGCTTCAGATTCCTTTATGTTTTATGGAGATGACTACGATGCAGTTCAGGCTCTTACTGAGATTAAGGGTGCAGCAATGTTTCCAAAAGATTGGGACTATATAGTCTATGGTGAATGGGGATGGCCAGTTGTTCCTCAAGATATCAAAGATGCTACAAGAATGCTAATTAATGATATGAAGTGTGGAAAATTATCATATGTTCAGAAGTATGTAACAGAATATGAGACTGATCAGTTTAGGGTTAAGTATAGCGATCTATCACTTAAGGGAACAGGGAATCTTCTAGTAGATAAGATTTTGGAGAACTACTCCGTTCCTATCTACCGCTTGGGAGTTCTGTAATGAACCTCTGTTATGATAATTTGTTTTCCATGAAAATGGACATATATTATTCTACAGAACAGCAAGACCGATTTGGCAAGGAAGTAAAAGAATGGACCTTAGATAGAACTGTAAATGGATACGCAGAGATCCTTGGTGCAGTAGATAAGGATGGACTAAAAAATAACGTATTCTTTGAATACGAGGGAAAACTTATTGGTAGAACAAAAGAAGATCCAAGAACATCTATGCAAGGAATAAATTATCCAATAACAAGCATACTTATTACTAATATAGTGGATGCAAAGACTGGAACAGAGTTCTACACAGAGTCCTATGGAGATAGGTCTGGAGAATCAACAATATTTGAAATAATGGCAGTAGAACCATACGTTAATCCATGGAATGAAATAGAATATTACAAGATACTATTTAATAGATCTGATCGTCAAGTGATGCCCAATGATTAATACTAGAATAAGAAATAAAGAACTTGATAAAATACTTAACAATGCAGTTTACTATTCTAATGGATTTCTACAGGGGGTAGAACTGAGCAGGCTTGAGTTCAATAGGATACTTGGCGGTTATACAGCAGAAGCACTTGGACAATATATTGACTCAAAAGCAAGAATGAATCCAGAATCTCTTCATCATGTTTATGAGTGGGGGCAGGCAGGAAATAGTGGGGCAAGACTTTTTAAGTTTAACGTCAAAGCCACGAACACACTAATAAATTTTGACGGAAAGTTTCTGCAATCAAGATCTACTCCACCAAACTCAGACAGCGTTTTCTCTAACAAGGCTAGAGTAATGGAAAATAAAATATCTGTAACAGTTTCTCCCCGAGTGTCACCAGTCTTGGCATTTGAAGATGAGGGAGAAACAGTGTTTACTACGCAATCAGTTTTCATAGAAAATCCAGGTGGTGATGCAGTAGCAGGATCGTTCGGCAGAGTAGTTGATGAATTTTTTGATGTATACTTTACTGCATCAATATTTAACCAATTGCTCAAAAGCCTTCAGGCACCAAAAGAGTTTTCTAGATATTTTTCGCAGGGAGCAAAACAGGGCAAAGGTATAGGCGTAACGGCAGGAAGAAAGTATCTTTTATCTAAGGGGATAGAATTCTAATGGCTTTTTCTGATTTTGGCATAGCACCTCTTGCTGTAAATGGATATTTATGGGATACAATGAAGGCAATAGAGCCAACACTGTCTAATTCCAGAAACTATGGTCAAACTGTTCCTATTTTCCCATTAGGAGACGCGGCATCTGGTAAAAAATCTTGGGAAAATAAAACATATCTTATATATGACAGAATGTTCAAACCAATGAAAGATCCTTTCTATCAAGTAAAGTGTGAAGAGTTAAGATATCATCTTAAAGCAAAAGAAGATGACACCTTCATTTGGGGTTCTGTTCTACAGCAAATTCTTGATAGGCAAGACGATGCTGGCAAGGATGTAAATCAATGGATTAGAGAAAATGGTGGAAGTGAAACTTATCCAATATATTTTCACAGCATAAGGGTTTATCAAGTTTCCTCTAGCATTGCTACTGAAAAAGAGAATCTTCGTGACTTCAGCGTCAGGCCATTCTATATAACAGAATTCATTTTTGATCTTAAATATCATTATACAAAGTCCATTGAAGAATACTTGTAAAAAATACGGTATAATTAATACTGAGGAAACGCCCCATAGTTAAATAAACTATGGAAACAGAGGTGAAAAGTATGGCATATACACGCGGAGATTCCAAGAATATCATCGTTGGCGCAGCCGCTATGTTCGTTTCAACAGGCGCTGAGTTCGATCCAGATACCGTTGTCTTCCCAGACTTCGTTGAGGACACTCAGTACATTGACACTCTCACTGATTCAGCAGAGGGTCAGGCTCTTGTTCGCAACATCGGTTACACCATGAATGGTCTTGAACTACAGTTCCAGCCAGATTTTGGTGAGGTTCAGGTTGATCAGTTGCTTGACGTTGCAAAGTTGTACAAGCAGGGTATGCAGGTTAATCTTGCTACAGCATTCGCTGAAGCAACCTTAGAAAACCTTCTTGTCGCTATTGCAGCACCAACAGGTGACTACGATGCAAGCGTCACATTGGATAGCCCAATGGACACAGGAACAGTTTCTCAGGCATCAACACTTGAACTAACTTCAGGCGCTATTGGTGAATGTCCAGTAGAAAGAGGTCTAGTTGCAGTAGGACCAGGCACAGGCGATTGTGATGCAACTCAGTACATTGAGCGCATCTACGTTGCTTACCGTGCTTTGTCGATTGACAATGTTACAGTATCTGCAAAGCGTGATGAGCCCTCAATGTTTGAGGTTTCATTCCGTTTGCTTCCTGCTAACAACGGTTCATACGGAAAGATCGTTGATCGCACTGTAAACAGCACTACCTGATAGCACCACAACTTAATAGGCAATTGCCCCGCTTCGGCGGGGCTTTTGTCATTCTGCTATAATTGTTTCACCTACTATTGAAAGGAATACAATGCCAACACAAGTATATGAAGAGTCAGAAATTGAACTCATTGATAAGACCAAGGTCAAGATGCGACCACTAAAGATTTCTCTCCTTCGTGAGTTTATGAAGAAGTTTGAGGGAATTGCCAAGGTAGCAGATGATAACGATAAGTCAATGGACATCCTTATTGATTGCGTTCAGATTGCTATGAAGCAGTATGCTCCAGACTTGGCCACTGATCGTGAAAAGTTGGAAGATAATATTGATCTTCCTAGTGTGTATAAGGTTATTGAAGCAGCATCTGGAATTAAGTTTGATGACGAGGGAAACGCGAGAGCGGCGGGGATTCGTGGTCTGAACTAGACCTTGTAAAACTTGAGTCAGAAATATTCCTTTTGGGAATGTGGAAAGACTACGCTGAATTAGAAAATAGTCTTTCTATGCCAGAACTTACAGCAATCCTCGTCGCTAAAAGAGAAGCAGATTACGATCAAAAAAAGTTCCTCGCTGCTTTGCAGGGAGTAGATCTAGATAAGGGATCTGGGTCTTCACGCGGCCAAAAAGAATGGGAAGACATGAAGGCTAGAGTCTTTAGTAAAGGTAAGGCACAAGACTCAGATGACATTACCTCCCTTACTGGTATTACTGCAAAACAAAAAGGTTTTGGAATTGGTCAAGGACTTGAGTTTACTGATGGCAATAAGGCTAAAAATCCCTTTGGTTAGTGTATAATTAAGTAGAGGTGTAATGCTTTGGCTGACGACGTAAATGCAAATATTAGAATAGATATAGATACCTCTGATGCATTAGCATCATTGAGGACTCTTCAGTCACAAATATCCACTTTTAATAAGTCTATAATTCAAAGCAATGCTTCTGCTGTTGCTGCTCAGAAGTCAATGACAGCAACACTGCTTGCTCAGATTGGTGCAACAAAGCAGTTCTCTGTTTCTATGGCAAATGTAGAAACAAGCACATCTCGTCTAGGTAGGGCAATAGAAAAAAATAAACTCTCTCTAGGAGAGTATTTTAGATATGGAGTTGCTTCTAGTAGAAATTTTGGCAGGGTATTTAGCAGAGAGCATACTGCCATCATGGATCTCGCAGCAGACAGAGTAAAAAGACTTCAAACACAATATATTGCCATGGGTGAAGCCCAAAACGGTGTAACTAGGGCAATGGCTGTTCGCCCAATGAATCTTTTTAATGCAGACGCAGCAATATCAATACAAAGGCAGCAACTTTTTAATAAACTTCTTAATGATGGAAGCACTAGCCTAATTAACTTTGGTAAGAATACTCAGTGGGCTGGTCGTCAGTTGATGGTAGGCTTCACTGTACCATTGACTATTTTTGGCGGTGTTGCTGGACAGATCTTTATGGATCTAGAAAGACAAGTAATTAACTTCCGTCGTGTCTATGGCGATGCCATGACTCCTGCGGGAGAGACTGATGCAATGGTTGCTGAAGTGCAAAACCTTGCCAAAGAGTTTACTAAGTACGGAATTGCAGTAAAAGATACAGTTGGCCTTGCAAGCGATGTTGCTGCTGCTGGTGCCCAAGGAGACGATCTTGTTGCCGCTACAGCACAGTCAACAAGACTAGCAACCCTTGGTATGATTGAAATGAATCAGGCTATGACGGCAACCATGGCCTTGCAAACTGCGTTTATGTTAAGCAATGAAGAACTTGCTCAATCAATTGACTTCCTAAACGCTGTTGAAAACCAAACAGTTCTTTCTCTTGATGATGTTTCTGAAGCCATCCCTCGTGTTGCACCAGTCATCAAGGGCCTTGGTGGAAATGTTCAGGATCTCGCTATATTCCTTACCGCTATGCGTGAGGGTGGGGTAAGTGCAGCAGAAGGAGCAAACGCTCTCAAGTCTGGTCTTGCATCTTTGATTAATCCAACAAAGGCTGCTAAAGAGCAATTGAGGGATGTAGGCATTAATATCAACGCTATTCTTTCTCAGAACAAGGGGGATATTCGTGCAATTGTTACTGAATTTGGAACAGCACTAGGAACCTTAGATAAGTTTTCAAGGCAACAAACATTGGCCAAGGTATTTGGAAAGTATCAGTTTGCTCGTCTAGGCGCTCTATTTGAAAACATTTCCAGAGAAGGTTCGCAGGCTCAAAGAGTCGTAGATCTTACTGGACAGAGTTTTGAAGAATTAAATGCATTAGCAGAGAAAGAACTCTCAGCAATTGAAGAGTCCGTGGGGATGAAGTTTACTGGTGCAGTAGAAAGACTTAAGTTGGCCATTGCTCCAATTGGAGAGGTGTTCTTAAGAGTAGCAACACCAATTATTGAGGTAGTAACAAAACTTCTTGAAAAGTTTAATGAATTAAGCCCAGGAGTAAAACAATTCATCACCGTTCTGGTAGCGGGAGTTGGAGTAGTTGTTCCAACAGTTATCATGCTTATAGGTCTTTTTGGTAACTTTATTGGTCAGGCCGTTAAGGGCTTTGCTATGTTCAATAACTTCTTTAATAGATTAAGGGGTGGTGGAGGAGATCTTTCTTATCTTACAGAGCAAGAACTTGATGCTGCTGCCGCAGCAGCAACTTTAGAAGGTAGAACAGAGTCTCTTACCTCTGCTCTTAATATACAAAGAACAGCAGTGGGGCAGTTAACTAGAGCATATAGCAATTATGCAACTGCTGCCACAACAGCAGCAACAAACTTGCCACAGGCATTTAGACAGGCACCACCACCAAGAACTATGGCTACTGGTGGAATGGTTGGTGGTACTGGAAACAAGGATACAGAGCCAGCATTGCTAACTCCAGGCGAGTTTGTCATGAATCGTCAGGCAACAGAAAGGTTTGCACCCCTTCTTGATGCAATGAATCGTGGACAGATTACTGAACTAAACGATGGAAGCAGACTAGCAAGAACAGCGTTTGGTGATTTTCAAACACAAAGATCTAACTCAGTTTCTGGTGTGATAAGCCTACTTTCACAATTAGTTAATTTATCAGAAACCGATACCCAAAGAGTAACAGAAGGTCTTAGAGCATTAGAGCAACAAAATAAATTAAATAGATCAAGTACAGAGCAGTTAATAAAACAACTTGGGGTTATGCCACAAAGACTTTCAACTGCAATGGTTGATGCACATGTCTTTACACAATCACAACAAAGTATTACTGCTGCTGAAGCAAAAAGACTTGCTGCTGCAAGTGGTTCACCAATAACAGCGCCAGAGTCTCTTAGAAAGTTAGATGTATTAGAGCAACTAGAAGCAAGCGTTCCAGGATCAACAAGAATTCTACAAAGAAGTGATTTTGTTGTAGGTCTTCCAAAAGAAATAAATAACGCATTAAAAGACGGACTCTCTGCTGGAGCGTTTGCTGACGCATTTGAAACATCTGGAGTAGAAAAATGGGGTAAGGTTATTAAGATGTCTGGAGCAAATGCTCAAGACGCTATACCAGAATTTTCACTTCTTGATGCAAAAGTAATAGAATTAAGCAGAAATGCTGAATTAGCAGGGCTCAAGGTTGGTGACATGGCCGACCAAACAAAGGGAATAATTGCTTTTGGAGATATAACAAAACAAGCAATAGATGAACTAGAATCCTCAGGGTACTCTATGGGCATTGTTAGACAAGCCGTAGAGGATTTGGAGGGCAGATTCAGAACATTTCAAGTCGGAATAAACTCAGAACTAATTCCAGCATTAAGAGAGGCTGGATACACCATAGAAGAAATATCAGGGGTATCCGCTAGTGGAAGAATGGAAAGAGGATATGAAATCTCTGGCCAAGGGGTATCTCCAATATTTGTAAGAGGACAAAGCCAAAGAGAAAGGGCTCCAGGAGCATATGGAAACGTTTCGTCATCTGCTTATTCCTTAGGAGATGTAGCAATCAGTGGAATAAATACTGCAACTGGTTCAGCATCTGAATCAAAGAGAGCACAACAAGCAGCAAAAGATGTTGTTGATGGATTTGCCAATGAACTTAAAAGAGGCATTCCAGATGCACAATCTGCCGCACAAGGTCTTGGCAATGCAGCAATGGACTCACTGGTTGAGTCAACATCAAGAAAAAGAAGGGGGGCAACAAGGCCACAGGGACCAGCAGAACTAACTACAGCAGAACTTGAGGCAATGGAAAGAAAGAAAAGGCGTGCTGAAAGAAAAGAAAGGGGGCCAGCAACTGGTGGTGGTGGCCTTAGCCCACTAGCATTGAGAGAAGGAGAGGAACTTTCTAGAATCGCTAACATTTCTGATGCTCAAGATATGGCAATGAGAGAAGAAATAAACAGAGCGCATGATGCAGCGATTAAAGAAGATACTATTAGAATACAGCAATCTGCCATAGAACAGTCCAAAATGAAGGACGGACTTAAAAAATTTGGTGGGGCACTTAAGAATGGTAGCATGAAATTAACAGGAACAATGTTTGCCCTTGATGGTTTAATATTCGGTCTTTCCATGATGAATAATGGTATTGGACAAATTGCTCAAAACATTATGCCAGTCGTCTTTGGCCTACAAGGGTTACAGATGATTTTCCCAATGTTAATGAATCCAGTTGGATTGGCTGTTGCTGCTATTGCTGCCGTTGCGGGTGGGATGTGGCTTGTAAAGAAGCAGATAGATGATATGAAAGAAAGGGCGAAAAACTTTTCTAGCGCCATGTACGGTGCAGAAAAAAATATAAAGGATACAGCAGAATTTTTTGGAAGAAAAACTTTTTCTGAAAGACTACAATCTATTAAATCTGTTTCTGAAACTGGAGAAAAAATTTCTTCTAGACAACAAGAAGAAGCCTCTTCATATATTGGATCAGAGGCTGGAGTTGCGCTAGTAGACAGTATTCGTCAAGTTTTAGATACAAGTGGCACTGAAGCGGCATCAGAAGCAATAAGAAATAACATAACTAGAATGATTCTATCTGGTGCAATAAGTAAAGATATGGGCGGAGCAATTGCACAAGAAATTGGAGTAGCGCTTGAAAATCAAGAAGTTGGTGTTAGGGCCAACGCACAGATAAACTCAATTATTGGTCCAGATGGAACAAGGTTGGACAATATTAATGACAGATTGCAAATAATAGCAGACATAACTGGAGATGCAACAAGTCTTATTGATGCCTTTGAGGGTGCTGGTCTAATTTGGGATGGATCATCTTGGTTCTCTCAAATTTCAATGTCTTGGACGGGTCAAGGAACGCCAGAACTGTTTGCATCCGCAGCAATAGAGAATACAGTAAATAAATTAAATATATATGGAAACGAATTAGACAGGCTAGAAGTTAAACTAAATAACGGATCTCTAACTGCTGGACAATATGCAAAAAGGGTAAGCGAAATATTTGATCAAAAACAAATTATTGATTGGCAATCAATGGTTCAGGAAGGACAAAAATATTTTGGAGACGAATATCTTTTAGGCGGTGACGCTTATGACGAAATGGGACAAAAACTAATAGACGCATTTGATGTTAGCGTTATGGGGCAATTAGGGGAACAAAAGGGGCAAGAATTCCTTGATGGATTTACTGTTCCATTAAAAACAATGGCTAGCACGGGTGGATTTTTTGGTATCGGTGAAACAGAGTATGTTCAAACAATAGATATTGACTTAAGAAATGTTGATCAAGTTACGCAAAAAGTTTCTTTATTAGAGCAGCAGATTGCAGATCAGGTTAGCGCAGGCAATGAAGAGCGAGCCAATATGCTTAGGGCAGAAAGAGATAATTTATTAAGGCAACAAGAAGCCCTAATGAATATATCTTTAAAGGTTCAATCTAAAGAAATACCAATGTCAGTTATTGAAAATATGTTTAACAACAACATGACCCCAGTAGACATATTTGCAAAACTATCAACAACTTTTGAAAATCCAGAGGCACAAGCAATATGGTCTATGGCATTAGGGGTAGTTGACCCAGAAGACGTTATGTTCCAAGTAATAACTAATTATTTAGAGGCTGGTTCTTTAGAAGATGCCAAAAAATTAACTATGTTGGCACTAGAAGGAAAACAACTAGGCTTAAACGTGGACTATGTATTTAATACTTTTGGGATTGCTGGAGTAAGAGATGCTATTAAAGATATAAAGAGTTTTAACAAGTTAAAAAGCCCAATAACAAAAGAAATGGTAGCAAAATATTGGCAAGAGGGATTTGAACTAACTGATAGACAAATGGAAGCATTTATGGCACTTCCAGATAGTCAAAAAAAGGAGTTTTACTCCATATACAGAACTATAATTGCAGACCCAGAAAGAATGAGTGCAGTTGGTGCCAAAAAACTTTCTGGAGTAAACAACATGTATATAAGTCCAGGAGATAAAGTTAATGTTGGAACTCAAGAACAAATAGATGAGTCCTTAGGCTTAAATGAAAAAGGAAATACAAAAGAGTATCCAGCACCAAAGGGTGATGACACTGGTGGCGGCGGGGGAGAAAAAGAAAAATCTGCTCTAAAACAAATGCTTGATAGCATCAATGAAAGAATAAAGTTGTATGGAAATGCCACTAAGTTTACCCAAAAACTTCTTACTGCCAAAAAGGGATTTAAAAAAGCATTAGAAAGTTTAACTACAGAGGGAAGTATCGCCCAACAACTAAGGAATCTTAATTTATCTGAAAGCCTTATATCAGACATCCTTAGCCAAGGAGCAGAAAACGCACAAAAGATTATGAACAAACTTGGAAAGACAGGTTTAAAGAGACTTAGCAAGGTTTCTGTTGCAGGAACTGCTATGGAACAGATAAGTGGTTTTAGAGGAGAAACAAGAAGAGCGGGATACGAAGAAACAGCAACAAGAAGGCTTGAAGCCACTGGTCAATTTACTAAAGAACAAATTAAAGAAATTGCTGGAAACGAAGAACTTGCTGAAGTTATTGCATTGCTTCCCAAGGGTACAAAACTATGGACCCAGTACATAAATAATCTAAGAAGATCAACAAATGCTCAAGAAAATTCAAATGAAAAACAAATAGATCAAATTAAAGAAAAGATGGATCTTGAAACAAAAGCATTTGAAAAAGCAGATAGGGCTATTGGAAAACAAATAGATGCACAACAAGAACTTATTGATTCTATTCAAGAAGAGATTGATTCTATAGAAAAACTCAATGAAGCAGATCAAAGACTGTTGAGAGATAAAGATAGACAGATTGAATCATACAATAGAGAAATCGATGCTATAGAAAGAGTTATTGAAAAAGAACAAAACAAGATAGACAAACTAAAAGAAGAGGATGATTTAAGAAACCGTAGGGCTTCTGAACTTAGCCATGAACTAGAACTTCTTTCTCAGGCAGAACAAGAAATTCGTGACGTATATCAAGATAGACTTGAGGCTCTTGATAAGGTAGCAGAGGTAAACGAAAGAATTCTTCAGCAACAAAGAGATCAGTTGAATGTTTCTCAGGCACTTGCTTCTGGAGATATTTATGAGGCTACCCGTGCTGCCCAAGAAATGCGTCAAAACGATATTGCTTTTGCACAACGTCAAACCAGAGAAGGCCTAGAGGCTGGCATGGAAAACCAAATTGCTGGACTTAGAACTTCAGAGGGATTGACAAGAGAGCAAGCAGAAAAAGAAATTGCAAATATTAAGGAACAGTCATACCAAACATCTCTACTAATTCAGGGAATAGAAGATACTATTCTTAAGAAGAATAAGGATATAGAAGCAATTAAGATCAAGATTAGAGATGTTGAGGATGAAAAGTTGAAGATTGAGGATAGGATTTATGATCGTGAAACTCTAATCTTAGATATTCAGCAAAGAAGGCTTGGACCAGAAGAAGAGCGGTATAAGAGACTTACTGATCAAAGAAATGAAATGAAAAAAATATATGATACTCAAATTGATAATATGGAGAAGCAAGTAGAAGAACTAGAACTTGGAAAAGATAGGCTAAAGCAAATAAACGATCTAGGAGATGCTTGGATTCGTGTGGGAGAAGCAATTGCTGCTGCAAATAAACTTTATAATAGCAAAAAAGAAAAACTTGGACCAGTGCCAACAAGGATAGTTGGGGAGTCCTATGATGAATGGCAAACTAGATTAGCAAAATGGGAAG